CGAGAGGCCGACACAGTCGGCTAGGCACTTGGCAGCACCTCGCGACATTTTCGCCATCAAACAATTCGTTGAATCCTTGTAGTCACCCGAGACAAACGTCGTTCCTTGGGGAGTCCCCCGGAATCTTCTAGCTAACAATTCGCCACTGATCGGTTCTCCAATCAGCGCGAAGCAGGGATGCTTCTTGAGTACGCGCCACATGAACTGCTGCAGATCTCGCAGGTACCAATAGGCGAACTCAGGCCCCTTTGTGACAACCCTCACCTTACACGGTTCAGGAACCGCGATCGGTGAGGCGAGGAAGGGTTCCTCGCTCACTACCTCCTCTCCTAACAAATCCACCACGCGAAGAGCAAACGCGTGTTGGGACTCGTCAGTCAGGGGAGTCAGATTGACTGCCTTGTCGGGGTGCAAACCAAATCCGCGGAAAGCTCGGGTCTTACCCTGGAGCTCCAACAGGACATAGGTCGCTGCCCCCCCTTCGATCCCGGGAGAATTGAAATGCCCTTTCCTCGACGGAAAATAGGGCTTCTCCCTGTGTACGAACGTTTCCCTCCCGAAAACTTCGATTGTCGTTCGACGAATTTCCACCATAAGACGCCGGAGGAGAGACTTGTGCCCCTCATCCCGTGCGCGGAAACCATCGACTTCGGTCAACGCTTTACGATGCTTCAACAGGCCCCCGCGAATCTCTTCCTTCGAGACCACAGCGGTACCCTTGTTTAAGAACCGAAGGTGTAATGCCTTCCCCAGAGAACGGGAATGCAGCGGCTTGTCATCTTGGCAAAGCTTCTTACGGAGCTTGCGCACGACAGACTTCAGGAAGCGCCCAGCCCTCCCAGGTATAACCTGAGAGAACAAGGGCGGCTTGACCCAGTCCGTAGCCTCACCTTTCGGATGAAGAATGGCAGTCGGGACAGCTGGCAACGGCTGTCCTACCGCATAAGAATAGAGGGCCGCACCCCACCACTTCAAAATCGAAGTGAGGTGCCCCTCTTCTGACCATTTCTTCCACCGCCCTAACCAGGGATTCACATCCGCAGGAGTCAGGGGCGCCATCCGGAATATCCGCGACAGGCTACGATAGACGTTAGCCATGTCGTGGGCGGCAATTTCCCCGTGAATGCCACCCTCCGCAAAACCGCAGATTACCTTAATGGTCTCGCGATGCCCTTTCGGGCATTGATCGACCAT